AAGGAGATACTTGTCTCTAGAGATTATTCGATAGAGAAAAACAAGTACGGTATACCTGAACAAGTAGTTCGGTATTCAGTGGGTCAACCTATGGGGGCTTTATCTTCGTGGGCTATGCTTAATTTGATGCATCATATGATGATTCAATTTATAGCTGTCCATTTGGGTAAAGTTTCTCCTGGTCAATGGTATAAGGATTATATTGTACTGGGTGATGATCTTGCACTTTTTGATAAGGATGTAGCTGATAGGTACCTTTTACTCTGTAAAGAGTTAGGAGTATCTATTAACTTATCTAAATCGATAGTGTCACAAGATCGCCCTGTCCTTGAATTTGCTAAGCGAACTTCTGTTGGCGGTATAGATGTATCAGCCCTTCCTTTCAAAGAATTATTGACTTCTGATAATTTCTTTGGAAGATTGGCGGTAACTACACGTTTGATAAGAAGTAAGTGAGGTAAAGACCTGTTTAAAATACTTACAATAGGAAATAGACGAAAGGCAGATAAAACTGTCGATCGTATATATCCTATGGTAGGATATTTAACTCAGTTATTCCAAAATGGAATCATTTCATTAACAGATGTATTATCTTTAATAAATGAAAGGGATAAACCATTAGCTTTCTTCGGTCGAAATATCAACTGAATGAAACCTAATCTTATCTCTCGAGTTTTAAGAAATTATCTTAATACTGGTAATTTTGATGTAAATCTATTACCAGAGAGAGAGAGGTTCTTTGCAACTGTTAATTCTATTACTTTTAAAAATGTCTTACTTCATAAAATTAGTGACAAAATCACTAAGATTGAAAAGATTGACTATTTAAGTAATAGGATAGAGATCCTTAAAACCATATTAAAACAAACATATGGTGGTCCAGATTCATGGAAGAAAGATGGAAATAATGACTATATAATTCCTATTAAGGATTTAATTTATATGAGTCCTCTTATTGACATTTTCTTCTGTAAACCTGGAAAATCAGTACCATCTATTAAACTCTTAAATCAAGGTTTAGATGTTGATTTGTCTCTAGGAAAGGGTTGAAAATTTGAGTTAATGACTTATTATTTACAATATATTACGAGTTTTAGAACTAATCCAAGTTTCTCAAACTCTAAATTATTTGTAGATCTTAAGTTAGAAACTCTTGTTTCTCACTTTGATAGATTGAATAATCTTGAAATGACTATTGAATTTTATAAAGATCGAGAAGATCTTCGAAAAGATAAGATTGATAATCCCCTTAAAGTTCTAGACTTTATTAAGGAGGTTTTAAATCCTAAATTTAAGATATCTTCCGATTTTGTAAAATTTGATAATCAATATCTTGATAGTTCAATTACACGAGATCCTGCTCCTGGATTTAAACCTAGGTTCAGTTTCGACAAAGCTCGAAAGAAACTACCTCTTAATTTCATGGAATGAAATAAGAAGTAATAAAACAAACATTCTTTAACGAGAGGACTCCGAATATCAGAGTCCTGCTGGTTAAATATTAGTCTGTAAAAGGGCTGGTGGATAATCAGTTAAAAGGGTCCTGAAAATCATCAAACAATGATGAGGATGCAGGGTTGCCCTTAGCGG